GGGCGCCTGCTTTGTGTCAACGACAACAGACTAAATGGTAGTATTGCAATTACCCATATTTAAACCCTGGGTATTTATATTTGTTTTATTTCATACTATTTTTGACTTGATTTTTATATTTAAAGTCAGAAATAGGATTTACATAAAATTCAGTATTATTGCAATCTGTTAATGATATGTCTGCAAATCTTTTTCTTAATCTGCATTTATATGGTTTACACATATCATCTGGGAATTTCAAGGTATGATTATTGAACCAAGAAATCAATGAATCTATTTTATCATGTCCGTAGTTAAATGATAATGCTAATTCTGCTTTGCATAAAGGTATATCTACTTCAAATTTAATTGAAGTAGCTTTAAAAGCTTCATTTGCAACGTAAGAGAATTTCTCTAACATATTAGTATTAACATAACCACTATGACATGATATAAGATAATTTGCCATTTCATAATAGACAGGAATATTCTTATATAATTGTTTATACATAAAACCTAGTGACCCAAAGTATGTTGATAAACTTTGATAAAATTCACTATTAATTACATATTGCATATTATTTAATAACTTTTGTAGATTCTGTACTTGATAAAAAACTCCATGATTTATCTCAATGAATTTTGATGAACAAAACTCAACATCGTGATAATCATAGCGTCTAATTATTTTAGCATCAAAGCCAAATGCTTTGGCTGTGTCTACAAAAGTGGCATTTACGTTGTTTATGCCTATGACTCCATCATCTCCGTCTACTATGAATCTACCCTTCCCACCGGTTTTGTTTTCATCTTCGAAATATCTACAGGCTATCCAATTCAGTATAGTATTGAACAATCCGGTATCCATATCACCAGACCCTCGAGTTCCGTAGAATGAAAATTTTACACCATTGCAGGTAGTACCATTTTTAACCAATTTTGATTTAAATAATTGGTAAATGAAGTCATCTCCAGGATATAATTTACGGAATATATACAATTCGATCATAACTAATAATTTAGCTCTTTGAGAACCTTCAAATTTGCTATAATCTATTTCAGCATATTGTGGTGATAATATGTCATAAAATTTTTCCCACGACCTAGAAAATTTTGTCCTTTAGTAATTTGTGGTAAATTTATTAAAGCTTCTTCTATAGGGGTTGTATACATTGAGTACATTATATTAAATTTTGGGTCACGTCCCATTATGGCCCGAGGAGGTTTGGTTTCATTATAACGTTCGTTCTTTATGAACATTTTAATGCCTGAATCTTTTTCTAAATCAAATCCACTCTCTTTTATTTTATGTAACGCTTCTAAATATCTTTGTCTCAATTTGCCTTTCTTAGTTGAGATAAAGTGATGCACAGATGATTTTTCAGTAAAATGAGGTTTTATTAATGCTAATAATTCATCACAATATTTTGATATTATTTTCTTACCAATAGTAAGTTTTGGTGTTTCTTTTAAATATCTATTGTGTAATGCTACAACATCATTGTGATGACAATTTCTCATTACTAAAACATCATTTTGTTCAATTGGTAAATGTAATGCTTTTAAATAGCAAGTTGTTTTACATTTTTTAGCCAATTTAAAATGTGCTATATTTAGTGGTGCTACAAGGGACTGTTTCCACGGTGCTAATTCCTCCAAAGGAGTTCCATGACAACAGATAGTATGTTGTATAGAAATCCTGGGAGTATGAAGTCCGTTAACTCCATTAGCACATACATAATTATGCAAGTTGTTATAGCATAAGTTAGGTATAGGGAAACGTTTAACATTATCAGAAAGCAGGCTCTGAAAAAATTAAACATTCGAAGAAAAAATGAGACCTCCTTGGTTTCCGGGCGGTTCTCTTTCATTAGAACTTCAATTTCATATTGATCTCTAACTTTTTGTCGTGTGATTAAAATAATGCTATTTTGTGTTGACGTTAAATTTGTCAAATCCACATTGCATTTTTCTAAATATTTTAAGCACAATTTCCTGACATGTTCTTCTCTATCTTCGAAACTAGAGTACCTACTTGACATCTGTATTTTAATGTAATTATACATTTTAATGTCAATTAGTGAGTCAGGGATACACTCATTATCAAAATTTTTACACTTTTGACTGATGCCACGTATATCAATGGTGTCATCAACGCCAAACAACGAACTTTTACCAAAGATGTTCTTTTCAAAAGAAGATTTTATAGAATTACCTTCTTTATCTTGATAAACATTTGACTTTGGTTTAGGTAGGATGCATTCACAAATTGTCATGTCATCTCTACCACAGTCTGCACAAACAAAAATACTAATAGGATCGATAGTTTTTCTATTTACAATTATCCAATTGTTAGCATTGTTTAGTGCTTTCAAAGTTCTTGGTGTGTCAGATAAGTAACGCAAATATCTGGAGGTATTTGGATATGTTGGTACTGACGGGAAAAATTTTGATTTATTCGTGTTTTGACTTCTATTGTTTGAAGAGTTAATAGATGCTCTACTACTGTTTATGGAGGTTGTAGTAACTCCTGACGGTTGATTGTTATTTACATTATTATTTACATTTCTACTAAGATTATTTACTGGTTTCTTACTACTACTACTATTATTTACATATGGTACAAATTTATTTTTATTTTTTGGATTCATGGTTGCATTTCGCAGTTCCCCAGCAGGGGTATTCATATTAAGAACAGAACAAGACAAACTCTTGGTAGTTATGTATTTTAAAAGCAGGTGCAAGCAGTACACCCCGAAAACTCAATCGCAA